GCCAGGGCATCATCTCGGTCCTGTGTGAGTTCCTTGATGTTTTCCTTAAGTTCTCGAACTAGATCTCGTTCTGACATAATGTTCTGTAATTATCTGCTTTTTCAAACACCATTATAGTATACTATATTCTAGAAGAAAGGCTGACCGGTTTTTTTGGTAGTTTCCATGTTTTCTTTTACCAAGGTCCTTGCTATATCACGTTCGTCCGGGGAGAGATTCAGTGACTCGTTCCAGGACATACCGCCACGCATGTACCAACAGATCTTCATCAGTTCCAGTTTGAGGTTCTTGCCCTCATTTTCCATGTCTTTGAGGTATTTGATGATTTCAGAGTTATCACGTGTAAGCAACTCTAGACGAAAAAATTTGAGTTATCAAACGTCAACGGCACTTCATAAGTTGCCGGTACGCCTCCCTTGATCTGCTCTTCTGTTGCTTTGATCTTTAAATTTGGTATTTGTGTTTGATTACGGAGCCCACCCAACAGTGTCTGTATCTCGTCCACTGTCTTGGCATCTGTGTTGTTGCAGAATCCCACGATCTGATCTCTTTCTGTCACTTCTTCACCGTCTGGTGTGATTATTTTTTGTATGCCATCCACCAACAGTGAAAAGTTTATCTTATTGATTCTGTCATAGGTATCTCTGTACACCTTACTTCTGTCTGTATCGGAAAGTGCCGCACTGCCTAATGCATCATACATCTTCTGTGATTCGAAATTGGCCAACTGCACCTTGGTCAAATTCTTGTAGGTGAGTGGTGCCATGTGTATTTTGAATCCTTTGCTGGTGGTAACTGTGTCCTTGATCTCTTTCTTGGCAAGATCCTCAAGAAGAGCCGGTAGATTCAGTGTGTGTTCCATCTCCTCGTTGGTAGCAGGTACCTTGAATTTGATGTTCATTGTTTCGCCATACGTGGCAATTCGTATTGCCAACAAAACAGCATCTGTGTCGTAGTTTACCATGTGCCATGGATCTATAAAATTTGGCACACAGGACTTTATCACATCCACAGTGGCCTGGCCGTTTATCATAGCGTCTGGCGTTTTGAATGACAGCTCATCCTGTGCATTCATGGGCAACACAGGTATCTCACCTGATTCTGTTGGCTTGAATACTTCGTCTGAGTAATATCGTCCCTTGCTAGGCAGTTTTATGTAAACCTGGGGTTGCCTGTAATACTTTTCTAGTGGTCTTTGTTCAGTCATTTTAGCGTCTATAAATATACAATATATTAATGTGCGTGTCAATATTTATGTGCGTATAAAAAGGGGCAAAATAAAGTCGTATGGACAAAGAACTAGAGAACCTACTCAAAGATGTCTTGAAAGAATTCAAAGATCTAGCACACTACCTTAAAGGCTCAAACAAGGTCATTAAGGAAAATGCTAGAAATACTAAAGATGAGATCAATATCAAAAAAATCGAACTTAAAACTATCAAGAATTTAATCGAGAAAAGGAAAGAAGCAGGTGAGTCATTCGACGACCTACAGGCAGAATTAGACGACACAACCAAAGATATAGACGAGCTCGGCAAATCTGCCGACAAGACCGGCAGTAAAATGAAGAGCCTACCTGGCAAGATCCTAGGATTCTTCAAGAAAGCATTAGAAGTTACAGGCGGTACGTTGATGGCCTTCACAGACATGAGCAAACCGATCACCAGCCTGACCGATGTGATCAATGCTGGCATAGATGAGATACCTGGATTTGGAAAGGTTGCTCTGGGAATGGCAAGGGATTTCGACGTCAATAGAGAAAGTTTCAAAGCACTGGCGATGTCCGGAGCCATGTTCAATGGTAACCTACTGAAACTTTCCAAGGTGGCAGGTGATGCCTCCATACCGTTGCCCAAGTTGACGGACCTTATCACACAAAACGCGGCAGTGCTGGGTGCTTTCTATGGATCAGTACAGGCAGGAACAAACCAATTCGTATCATTGGGTAGAGAACTGAGAACAATGACCGAAAGGGACCTCGCCAAGTTTGGTCTGACAACCGACGAGACGGCCGAGTACCTGATGACCTTCCTGGAAGCAGAAAGATCCAGGGGTAACCTAACGAAATTCACCAATGCAGAATTGGTCAACATGACGAAGAATTACACAGAGAGATTGGCGAAGCTCAGTGCTATGACGGGTAAGAGCATAGACCAGTTGAATCAAGAACAACAGGCCGCTAACGCTGACGCACTGTTCAGGGCAAAACTTGCCACGATGGACAAGAACACGGCTGACATCATCACTAAAGCATACTCACAAATGGGACCGGGTATGCAACAGTTGACTAAAGACATGCTGGCGTTTGAGGGGCCGGTGTCCATGATAGGTAGAGAGATAACAGCGGCAACGCAGGGAGAAATTCTCGGACCACTGCAAAGACTTCTCAACAACGCCGGAGACGACGATGCACTCAGACAGTTCCAGAACTCTGTTGGACGTATAGGTGAAAACCTGTTGAAGGATGGACAGCAATTCGCTGACGTGGCAATCCTAACCGGTGACTTCGCTGGTGTTTTCGAGGAGTTCGTGCCACGTATCAGGGAGCAGTTGAGCAAAGAGGGCCTTGCAGGCATTATCCAGGAACTGAACGACAGTGGAAGGAAAGCAGTTAACGTATTCAGCCAATTTGATGCCATGTCCGCTAGGATGCAGGAGTTAAGGGTAGCATCAACTCTACCGGCATCGTTGGCGGCGGCGAGTGCATTGGGTGAAGGACTAGCCAAGGTGGCCGCACCAGGTGGTCCCCTGGAGAAATTCACCAAAGGCCTGACGGATGTGACCGATCACATATATGGCCTCATCGGGATAGAGACCAGCGATGACAAAGGGAAGCCCTCAAACAAGAATAAAAAACAACCAAACTTGAATAATTACAGCAATTTTGATTTTGATTATGGTTTTGGTGACGGCGTAAATCCAAAACTAATGTACTCAGGATCCAACGGATTCCAAGATTTCGGTCGAGGCACACCAGCAATACTGCACGGTACAGAAGCAGTTGTGCCAAAAAATGATTTAGGACAAGCGTTGGAGGTGTTCAAAGAAGCAATGGCGACCGGAATGCCTATCTCAGAACGGGCAAGGATCGAACAGGCGGTAACAAACAATAACAACACTAACAATATGGACATGTCAACGCTGAATGCTAACACAGAACAACTCATAGCCTTGAACGAAAGAGTGGCAAACCACTTAAATACGCTAATAACAATAGGTGCTATGACAGAAAAAAATACCAAAAACACAACAAAACAACTTGCAAACAGGACAGGAAGTCTAGTATAATAAAGTATGGCTTGGAAAAAATATTTTAAAGACGCTAACCTTTCGCCAATAAGCGGAGAGAAGGTGCCGAATTTTGCAAAGAGGAATTACAGTTCTTACCTGCCAGATGTTTACACAGGACATCCTAACAGGATACAGAGATACTTCCAGTATGACCAAATGGATTCTGACTCCGAGATAAATGCGGCATTGGACATCCTTGCAGAATTTTCAACACAGAAGAATCAAGAGAATGAAACTCCATTTGATCTTGTGTTTAAGGACGAGACCACAGAACACGAAGTGAAACTTTTAAAGAAAGCGTTACAACAGTGGACCAAGTCAAACAAGTTCAACAAAAGAATTTTTAGAATATTCAGGAACGCACTGAAATACGGTGACTGTTTCTTCGTCAGAGATCCAGAAACACAAAAATGGTTGTACATAGACAATGCAAAAGTTGACAGGATCGTAGTAAACGAGTCAGAAGGAAAGAAACCTGAACAATATGTAATTAGAGACATCAATCCAAACCTACAGAGATTGTCTGCGACACAGATAACTCCGAACCAAACATACGGTGGCGGAGGAACAACAGGTGGTGGAACTGCCGCATACGGGTCAAGTTATGCAAACGCTGGTGCAACAAATTCATTATCAGGATTTGCTGGGGCAACATCGGGTGGAAGATTCTACAAGACAATGAATGCCTACAACATAAACGCAGAACACGTTATTCATATGAGTATGTCAGATGGTTTAGACAACTTATTTCCATTTGGACAGTCTGTATTAGAACAGGTTTTCAAAGTTTACAAACAAAAAGAATTATTAGAGGACGCAATCATAATTTACAGGGTTCAAAGAGCACCTGAAAGAAGAGTGTTCTACATAGACGTGGGTAACATGCCCACACACTTGGCAATGCAGTTTGTCGAGAGAGTGAAGAACGAGATCAACCAAAGGAGAATTCCAAGTGCATCGGGTGGAGCAAACTTCATAGATGCAACTTACAACCCAATGAGTATAAACGAAGATTACTTCTTCCCACAGACGGCGGAAGGTAGAGGATCAAAAGTTGACACATTGCCTGGTGGTACAAATCTCGGTGAGATAGATGACCTTAGATTTTTCACAAACAAATTGTTCAGGGGACTAAGAATTCCAAGTTCTTACTTGCCAACAGGAGCAGAAGATGGCGGACAACAGTACAATGACGGAAGGGTAGGTACTGCGTACATCCAAGAATTAAGATTCAACAAATACTGTGCGAGATTGCAGTCGATGTTGGCAGAAACCTTTGACAATGAGTTCAAATTATGGATCAAAAACAAAGGCTACAACATAGACAATGGAATGTTCGAACTTAAACTTAATCCGCCACAGAACTTTGCCCAGTACAGACAGACTGAAATGGATCAAAGCAGAGTCAACACATTCTCTCAGGTGGCAGAACTGCCTTACATGAGTAAAAGATTTGCGTTGAAGAGGTATCTAGGACTTACAGAAGAAGAACTGGCGAGAAACGCCGAACTTTGGGCTGAAGAAAACAACGTACCACAGAAGAAGCAATCAAAATCCAATGAATTAAGAGGCGGTGGAGTCACACAATCAGGAATCAGTGCTGACCTAGACCAATTCGAAGAGCCAACAGCAGACACAGACGCACCAGGCCCAGACTCACCACAACCAGGACAGCCAGGACAGACCCCAGGCGGACAAGGCGGAGGCGGTACAACACCAGGCGGAACCGGTGGCGGAGGACAGGTATAACGGGTAAATACGATTATGAAACTGAATGAATTCTTCACATACGGCGCAGACGGCTTTGAACAGGACAAAACCTACGAACCTGAGAACGATATTTCAGTTCTTGACGCAGAGGACACAAGAAAAACAAGATTAACACTCAAACAAATCAACTCTATGAGGTTGGCATCAGAGGCACACGATGCCCAACAGAAGGAAGAAGCAGTTTTTGTCCAAAAGATGTACGGACAACCTGCACCAGACGATAACTTAGAGTTATAATGTCATCAATAGCATTCGTACTAGGCAACGGTGAATCACGTAAGGGCATCGAAATCAATGACCTTAAGGAAAAAGGAACAGTATTTGCCTGTAACGGAGTATACAGGACACACCAACCACACTACTTGGTAGCAGTAGATCCAAAGATGATATTGGAGATAGCAGAAACAGACTACCCTGTACATAATAAAGTGTGGAGCAATTTCAACAACCAATACAACAAAAATCAGAAAATACTTGATCATTTCAATTGGTTCCAACCCAGTTTGGGGTGGTCCAGTGGACCAACAGCACTAAAGTTCGCCTGCGACCAAGGATTCAAGGAGATCTACATACTTGGTTTTGATTATCAAGGACACGCAGAAGGCGACAAGAACAACAGATTCCGTTTCAACAACGTTTTCAAAGATACCAGGAACTACAAAAAAAGCAACGACGAGGCCACATTTTATGGCAACTGGATGAACCAAACCAAGCGTTGCATACAGGACTATAAGGATGTACAATTCCACAGGATTGTGCCACAGGGTTGGTTCACACCCAAAGACCTAACCTGGGCAGACAACATGAAACACCTATCAATTGAGGAATTCTTGGCTAAATTTCAAATCGAAATCAAAAAATAGCAAAAAGACGCCTTTTTATACCAATAATACCACCGTTTTTACGCCTTTACAGTAAATACAAACACTTATAAGTACAAATCGACTATAAAACAAGGAGCACGTGTAAAATGTCAAACAATAAATTTGAGAGTTTATTAGAATTATTAATAAACGAAGAAAACGATAAAGCAGAGGCTTTATTCCACGAAATCGTAGTAGAAAAATCTAGAGAAATCTACGAGAACCTAGCAGACGAAGAAGTAACTGCTGAGGCTAAGATGGATAAAAAAGACGACAAAAAAGATATGAAAGAAACTGAAGCATCTGAAGAGGCTAAAGTAGAAGAAACTGCTGAAGAAAAAGTAGAAGAAACTGCTGAAGCAGATGACAAAGTTGAAGAAACTTCAGAGGAGTCTAAAGACGAGCAAGTTGACGAAGTAGTAGAAATCGAAGACGAAGCAAAAGAGTCTGAAACAACAGAAGAAGAATCAATTGAAGAAGTAGGCGGTGACGCAACTGACGAATTGGTTAAAGACATATCTAGCGAAGAAGAAGGCGAAATGGATGCAGACAAAGGCGAAGAAATGCCAGCAGACATGGACGCTGACAAAGGCGAAGAAGATATGGAAGACAGAGTTGTTGACTTAGAAGACGCTTTAGACGAATTAAAAGCAGAATTCGAAGCAATGATGGGCAAAAAAGATGACGAAGACAAAGATGAGTCAGAAGTTGCACCAGAAGTTGCTCCAGAGTTAACTCCAGAAGTAGAAATGGAAGGCAAGAAAAGCAAAGAGGACATGAAAGAGTACAAAAACATGGCCAAAGCAGACACTGCCGACCACGCTGATAACAAGAAATCACCAGTAGCAGACGCAGGCACAAAAATGGGCCAAGGTGGTTCAAACATCGCTAAAGGCGGAGCAGAAGAAAAAGGAAGACCGGCTCCAACTGCAAAAAGCATGAACCAGACTACTGAACCAAAGATGAAAGAAGTTAAACCTTCTCATTCAGATGGTTCTGATAAATCAGCGAAATCACCAGTTGCTTCCAAGTAATTGTTGATTTAAAAGGGAGATCGTCGGATGGCATCACTATACCTAAGAGAGAATCTTACATTTGATCAGGCCAGGGTACAGGTCTTACACGAGGGAAAAGACGGTAAGGATTTGTACATGAAGGGCATCTGTATTCAAGGTGGGATCAAGAACGCTAATCAGAGAGTTTATCCAGTGGCAGAGATTGCGAAAGCAACGAAAACACTGAACGATCAGATTAGTTCAGGATACTCTGTGTTAGGTGAAGTGGATCACCCAGATGATTTAAAGATTAATTTGGACCGTGTGTCTCACATGATCACTGAAATGTGGATGGACGGACCAAATGGATACGGCAAGATGAAAATCTTACCGACACCGATGGGCCAACTTGTCAAAACTATGTTGGAATCAGGGGTGAAACTAGGCGTTTCAAGTAGAGGTTCTGGAAACATGAACGAATACG